AGCTTGGAGGGAAGAGCCGTGGATTCATCATGCACCGCCGGGTTGTGGGAATGCTCCAAGATCATCGATGAGTAATACTTGCGATGAAAAAACCCAAAGTCTAGGTGTAAAATTCCTTGACGAATACCAATCTAAAGTTAAAAGACAAATATTTTCAGGCTATCAATCTGATATTGATACACATAATAGAATTAAGGATGAATTATGATTAAATTAAAATTTGGTGTTTTTTTTACAGTTTTACTATCTTCAGCATATGCACATGGAACACCTCAAAATATTACTGATTTGTGTGCAGAATACCACAACACACAAATATATACGCTAAATGATAAGATATTTTCGTATACAGAATCTCTAGCTGGAAAAAGAGAGATGGCTATCATTACTTTTAAGAATGGTGCAATTTTTCAAGTAGAAGTACCAGGTAGTCAACATATAGATTCACAAAAAAAAGCGATTGAAAGGATGAAGGATACCCTG